ACAATACTGTTTTATTATCGGGTTAGGTTCTATTTCGGCACGAACTATACACAATGCTCATCTATATTGTCTACAAAGCTCTTGATATCATCCTATTTGGTTTGTATTTAGTCTATATATTTATAAAGGAAATCCTAAGGTAAGGTTTGCTTCTGCTAAAACATACCATGGTGATACGATATCTGTTGTCATGTGTCTTGAAATATGGGGAAAAATTTGTGAGATACACCCCACGATATTAGTGATAGCGCGGGGGGGATATAGTGCCTTTTGGAATATCGGATAGTGTTATAGCCTACAATGATATTGATGCTAAGCCTTGATAAATAAGGGATGTTATAAGAGGGGTATTCATTTTATAGGATGCCAAACGAACGTTTGCTATACTATGAGATAGCCTTAAGTCGCTAGAGACAAGCGCATTCTAACTTCTTTAGGTGTTAGTCCTTGTGCTAAAAGCTTCTCAGCTTCTATGAGTTGGCTTTCTTTTGTTATAGTATTAAACAAACTAGCTAACTCATCATCACTCTGAATTCCTGATTGATTTACCTTATCAGGTATCACTTCCTGATTTAAACTATTGATAACTTTATTAGTCTTTAATATCTCGCTTATGTCAGCATTAGTGAATTGATGCTCTTTAAGATCATCATCCTTGATTTTTTCATCGTAGATAATTCGTCTAGTATTACCTTTCAACATCGGAAAATAGTTTGATTGTGTTTCAATAATGCCTTGCGCTTCTAACTTATTTAGATGTTTAAGTATGTTCGCTGGTGTACAGCCTAAATCTTTAGCGATAGTCTTTAGACTAACAAAACTATAACCGCCCCTGTTGCAATAACTAGCCAATATGGCTAGCACTCTTAGATTCTCACCTGATACTTTTCTATTTAAAAAGGCCTTCAAAGGTACCACACAGAAGCGCCTTTGATCCTCGTTTTTAACTGTCTTTAGCTTTATTTGCTCGGGAATTTTGTATTTAGATTCAGTCATTTATGCATTTTATCAAATTATTTTCATTTTACCTATTGACATGCTTTAAAATCTGATTTATTGTTAGCGCGTAGATATCTATTATCTATAATTTTATAAACTATGAAAGGTACATAAAATGACATTCAAAGGCTTAGATGTTTCAGGCAAAAAAGAAGATTATATTAATGATCTTCTAAACGTATCATCATTTAAAAAAGAAGATTTAATTAAGATGTCTTTTCAGGATGTCTTATTAAATTGGGCTTTTTATTTTCAACCTAGCTTATTAACACGTTAAAAACCACGAAAGGTACATAAAATGAAAACACGTTATTCTAGCAATTCCGAACTTGCTCATATTTGGGCTAATGATCCAGATTCTAGCGTATATAAAAGCGCTAATTCTTTAAGCTGTCATTTTGGCAAGCTATTCAGCTATTCAACTTGTATTGGTCAAATAGTAACAGAACCCGCGGGGCGTGATACTGTTATTCATAACAATGCTAGTTATAGCAACTCAACATCTAAACATCAGAACTTTATGCGTGGCGCTACGCGTCATTATGATGTTATTACCTTAACCATTCCTAAAATGAACCTATCATCTTTAGTCTATGGCCAAAGGGATTTTGACGAGATCATAAGAGAACCTAGCGAAAAGAGAGCGGAAGCGCTTTTAGTTAAGGCTTCAAGAGCGAGGGTTAATGCTAGATTCTATTATGCTGACGCTATCTTTATTTATGAGAACTTAGAAAAATATGCATCATTTTTTAAGCTCGAATATCAAAAACCTAATTTATCAGAGATTCAAGAAAAGGCCATTGAAGCTCATAGATTATATAAGATAAAAGAAAAAGAAGCCCTTGAGCGTAGGATTAAAGAGCAAGCGGAAGCCCTCGAAAAATGGCGCATGGGTTTAGATGTGCGAAATTATTTTGAAGTTACAGCGCTACGCATTAAAGAAGATCAAATTGAAACCACAAAAGGCGCTAAGATTCCGCTAGATCATGCTGTTAAGTTTTGGGGTTTAATTAAATCATGGCATGAAAAAGGCGTCTCATATATTAAAGATCATCATTCTATTCATTTAGGCAATTACATTGTAAACAGCTTTAAAGATGATACGCTGATTGTTGGCTGTCACTCAATCCCATATTCTGAAATAGAGAATATAGCTCATCAACTTCAACTTCAAGGGGCTTAATTATGACTAGCTTATTAAAGAACTTTATCTTTTTACTATTAGGCTTTATCAGCTTTTATTGTTGGCTGATTCTATTGCTAGCATTCTAGAGTTATCTTTAAGGGCGTTTAAATAGCGCCCTTATGGGCTAACTTTGGCCGAAACCATGAAAGGTACATAAAATGACTATTAATATTTTGGAATTAGATCAAGTATGCAATATCACTCAAGAAGTTTATTTTGATATTGTTGATCATTTTGGCATCGCTAAAAAATGTATTGAGCATGATCCAGACGTTCAAGACGGAACGCGCAATACTGAGTATGGCGAGGAATTATACAATTTGATTGAGTATGCCGTCAAAAATGCAATAGATTTTCAAGACTAATTAAACCATGAAAGGTACACAAAATGAAACTATCTCAAAAAGATTTAGAGCGTTTACATTGGATTTTTGTTGATTATGTTGAAAGCTGTGACAAGTCACAAGGTAAATTCTTAGATCGTATCCTTATAGAACTTGAATCAGAATGCATGAAGCATGGATTTAAAGATTCAAATAACGCTCTTTATTGCGATGTATCAGATCGCTTTATTAATCAACATTAAACCATGAAAGGTTATATATGAAATTTATAGCTTATTATCGCGTTTCAACTGATAAGCAAGGCGAAAGCGGGCTAGGTTTAGAAGCTCAACAGCAAATTTGCTACGCTTATGCAAGGGCTGAGGGCGCCGAGATTGTGGCCGAATTTACAGACATCGAGAGCGGCTCTCATAATTACAGACCCGAGCTGCTCAAGGCGCTTAGCCTTTTAGATTTTGAAAAAGACCAATTCCTATTGGTTGCTAAGCAATGTAGATTAACGCGTTCGGTACATCTGATGTCTGAGCTACTGGAAAAAAAGGTACCCTTAGTCATAGCTGAGACCCCCAAAGCAAGTATTTTCGAATTGCACATTCGTGCTGTATTGAATGAGGAAACAAGGCGCCAAATATCTATCAACACAAAGAATGCATTGAGAGCTGCAAAGGCTCGAGGTGTTAAACTCGGGGCGCCTAGAGATAAACTCAAGGAGATTGGCTCAGCGGGTGGCAATAGACGCGCCTATCACACAGCACAATACGCTTTAAGCATTAAACAATGGGTTGATATTGCAATTCAACAGGCGGATAAACCAACATGCGCTGGCATTGCAAAGAAGCTCAATGAGTTAGGTATCAAGACTTATCTTAACCGCCAATGGACAGGCTCTAACATCCAATGGTATTTCAACACAATCAAAGAAAGAGAGAAAAAATATGGTGGGGAAACTGACGCCTAATGACATGATGTCATGCTCAAGGCTTCCAGCATTGCTGGGATTTAGCAAATTTAGAACGCCAAACGATGAACTCAAACAAAGCATTGAACATTATCAAGGCATTGAGCCAGAGTTTATCGAGAATGAACCAATGTTATGGGGCAATCTTACAGAGAAGTTAATCCTTGCCGAAGCTGTCAAGCGGTTAGGCTGTGAGATTGATAACCTAGATCACACAGAGGCCTACTTCCATGAGAGCATACCGCTGGCTTGTTCGCTTGATGGTACTGCTCAGGGTGTCGGTAATGAAATATTTACCGATATTGGAAATGGCATTTACGTGATGAATGATGGCACTAAGCCTATCAAGCTTGATGGATTAGGTATATTAGAGGCCAAGCTCACTGCACAGGATGTCGAGGATACCCCAGCTGTTTATCGTGGTGTCATTCAGCTTCAAGGACAGATGGATATTATGAAAGCTAAGTGGGGCGCGCTATGTGTATTGTATCGTGGCACAACACTAAGGATATTCCTATATGAGCGCAATGAGGATCAAGTGAATATGATTCATCAAGCGGTCGAAGAGTTCCAAGCTAAGTTAGATAAATATAAATCTAATGAAGAGATTGATTGGTATCCATTATCAAGCAGCAATGAAGCGAGTCGTGTGTTTGATCGTGCTGAAAAGAGTGCGATTGAGTTACCCGAAGTTGAGCTTCAAGCTGAGAAGATCATAGAACTTCGTGAGCAGATCATGGAGTTAGAGAATGCGATTGATCGTTTACAAATTAATATCATGGAACAAATGCGTGATGCAGAAGTATGTAATGCTGGACGTTACAAAATCTCATGGCCTATGCGTCAATACAAAGCACAGCCAGCCAAGATGGTACCAGCCAAAGAAGCCTATGTGATTAGGCAATCTAAACTATCTATCAAGGATCGTATATGAAACAACGTAAATGGCATAAAGAAATAAAAGCATGGGCTGATGGTGTTGAAATACAAGAAAGATATATTCCAGATGATGATATATGGATAACTTTAAAAGAAGATGATGAACCATTTTGGCATTGTAATGATTATGAATACCGCATTAAACCACAACCTAAAACTCCAAAACAAGCATGGGATGAAGAACTAACAAGAAGCTACAAAGAAACTATCATTGAACGATTAAGAAATGATGATAAGTTTTATGATGAAGTGTTTAGTGCTTACGATAATGCTAAAGATAATGAAATTAAACCACAACCTAAAGAGCCACAATATTTGTATGTGTTTAAACATTTTAATACTGATGATATAGACATTACTATTAATGATGAAAGAAATAGTAATATGGTAGAAATTGGTCAAATGCAATACATAGGCAAAATTAAACTAGAGGTGGAAGATGAATGACCAAGATAGATTTGAAACAGAAGTTATGAATGAATTACAACAACAGGAGAAAAGTATGAAAACTATAGCAACAGCCTTTGTTAAGGCACAGAAAGAGTTTGCACCAGCACTCAAGACATCAACGAATCCACACTTTAGATCTAAGTATGTGTCTTTAGATGGATGTATTGAAGCTGTCATTGATGCATTAAACAACAATGGTATTGCATTGATCCAACAAACGCATGACTGTGAAAGTGG